AAGTCACATTCGCTCGTCGCTAATTTACATCGAGCCTAACAATTGGGAAACGGCGATATTCCTCCCAACCGCAAAGATGGTGTATAAGAAATAATGGCAGTCTTAGATTTCATTAAACAATTGTTTACGCAATCACCAACACCATCCGAGGAAGAATTACAGGAAGTTGATGTAGTTGCATTGCAAAGATTGTCTGCGACTTACAACATAGAAAGATTTAAGAATCAAAATTTTATTAGAAGTGCAAAATTTGCAGCAAGATTTTTAAACACGCCTGATTTCTTTACAGAATCTTCTGAGGAATTGCAGCGAATGATTTATTTGTGCGATTCTGTAGAATTTCCTGGACAAACTTTAACTGGAGTAGACTATAAGATTCCTGGTAAATTAAAAGTCAAAGTTCCATTTAATCGCGACATTACCGAAGTTAATTTTACGTTTTATATTAATGATGAAACGCCAATGTATGCTATGCTCAGCAATTGGATATATGAGATTTCACCAAACAATGCTCAAAACAGATATTTTGATGAAATCGTTGGAACAATTGAATTATTGTTGTTTGAAGATACTACATTTTTATATGGTAAATCGTCTGCTAATGCATACAAACACATGAGCGTTAAATTAATAGATGCTTATCCTGTAAGTGTTCAGACTATGCCCTCTAATTGGATGGATGATGGATTTCAAAAAGTTAATGTTTCGTTTTTCTTTAGAGATTTAGAAATGTCCACTAGGAAATAATTGGAGTTATTATGCCTTTACCAAAAATTGATTTGCCTATTTTTGAAATAAAACTAGTTTCTGAACCTAATCCAATTAAGTTTAGACCATTTCTAGTTAAGGAAGAAAAGTTATTACTGATGGCGCTTCAAACTGAAGAGGAGCAAACTATCCTCAACACAGTGAAGCAAGTTATTAATAATTGTTTGGTAGATGAGTTAGACATAAATAAATTACCAATCTTCGACATAGAGTATCTGTTTTTGAACATTCGCGCTAGGTCTGTTGGTGAAACAGTCGAAACCACATATGTTTGTCGTAATATAACAGAAACTGGAATTAACGAACAAGGCGAAGAAGTTGGAGTTGAGTGTAAACATTTAATGAAAATTCAAATTAATCTATTAGATATTAAACCACCAATTAATGATTTGCCTACTAAAATTTACATTACCAAGGATGTTGGGATTAAACTTAATTATCCTACGCTTGAAACATTTAAGAGCGTAAAGAATTTAATTTTATCTGAAGACGCTGAACAAATATATGAATTGGTGTTTGATTGCACTGAATATATTTTTGATAGCGAGAATGTTTATTACTCTAACGAATCGTCGCTGGAAGAGTTTAAACAATTTTTAGAATCATTAACACAAGAACAATTTGACAAAATTTTAGAATTTTTTAATAAATTACCTACTATCAAAAAAAATGTAAAACATGTTTGCGAGAAGTGTTCGTTTGAACATAATTTAGTATTGGAGGGACTCAACGATTTTTTTATCTAACTTTCCGCGATGGGTCACTGCGCGCATATTACAGCAATATGTTTACATTAACGCACCAATACAAATATACACTAACTGAATTAGAAAATATGTTACCCTGGGAAAGAGACATGTATATTTCGATGGTGAATAACTGGGTGAAAGAAGAAACGGATAGAATTAACAAAACGAAGGTCGAATCTCAAGAAGCCATGAAAAAGTTGTTTAAGAACAAACGATAATGTCATTAGCAGATTTATCATCAAAACTATACACAATTAAATCTAGAAAGAACGTTCCTTTCTCGACAGCATTTACACAAATGATTCGTGAAGATCTCGCTATGAGATATTCAGTTTTTAATTTAGTTAAGTCCCTTTCGGGATCAGAATTTATTGCTCAAGTTGCTGAAGCAAAGTATGGGTTTAAAACTCCGATACAGAAAGAAGAAGAGGCTCGAGACAAAAAACGAGCATCGATGGATCGCAAATTTAAACTATTTACTGCGGATTCAATTGTAACTTTGAATAATAAAATAAACACACTCGCTTCTATAACCGAACGAAATTCTATATTAATTGAAAATTTGTATCATGATTTGGGATCATTTAGAACTCAAAGAAAATTCGCCAAACGTGATCTAAACACTGCAGCGACAAAAATACCATTAAGATCTAGAACAGTAAAATTTCAAATTGAAAACATTAGATCTGAACTAGATGCCTTGCAAAAAATAACTGTCGGTCGTAAAACCATTAGAAAAATTAAAAATTCTGCAGCAGCAGGTGGGGTAATGGGTGCAGCAGTCATGACTCGAGGTCGTGATGGTGGGGAAATACCAGAAGAAACACCAGAAGAAACACCAGAAGAAACACCAACATCTTCAGAAAAATCTAAATCTAGTTTGTTAGACACTGCTATTGACTTGTATACTGGTTATTCTGTAGTTAAGGGTGCTGGTGATTTGTATGATTGGGCAAAAAATAAGATGGGAAAGCCTACCGCAACCCCAACTGAAATTCTTGATAAGAACGGAAAACCATTAAGAGGTGCAGCACTAAAATCTGCACAGGAAAAAGCAGCGCGCGAAACTGCCCAAAAAGCGGCGCAGCAAACTCCATCTAAAACTGGAGTGATGTCTAGATTAGGTGGTGCAGGAACCTTATTGAGAAGCACTGGGATTGGTGCCGCAGCATACGAATTGGGACCTGGTATGATTAATAGAATGATTGGTGCTTTTCAAAGAAAAGGGGATGAGACCAGATCTGCTGCAGAGAAAATTGCGCAAATATATGGCATGAAGTTAATTAGGGGTGATGGTGGAACCACCGTAGCATTTGAAATAGATGGTAAACGATACACATATGACGAATTGCCGCCGCAATATAAAAATATCGTAAACGCATATTTATCTGGTGATCAAAGATCTGTGCCTGCTAGGACTGCTTTGGCAGAAATAAACAAAAATCCAGAAACGTACAAACTTCTGCAAACTGCAGAGGGTAGAGCGCAAGTTCTTGCACCGCCAATGACAGAAACTGAAGCAGCGGCAGCAACTTCATCAGCTGCGTCCGCTATAGTTGCCGCTGCCAGCGCTGCAAGAACAGCACAAGTTACAACACCAGAACCTCAAATGCTTGGTGCAACAACACCACAAATTAGTGCTCCAACAACAGCACCATCAGTTAATCTCGGCACACTTCCATCTGCGTCATACACCCCAGGTCAACCTGTTGATAAAGAAACAGTAAAACAAATCATCGTTCAAGCAGCTGGAATTGTTGGAGTTGATCCTGGAATTATGTTGGCTATGGGTCAACAAGAGAGTTCATTCAATCCAAATGCTAGACCTTATAGAAAAAACAAAAAAACTGGAGAGATAGAATATCTTAGTACCGCAAAAGGAATATTTCAATTCTTAGATACAACTTGGGCGGAAATGATCAAAAAATATTCCAAACAATATCCTGAATTGTTGAGAGGACCATATGACCCAATGGCTAATGCATTGGCTGGTGCCTTGTATGTAAAACAGAATTCAGCTGAACTGAGAAAAAATAAAATTCCGATCACTGGAACATCAATTTATGCCACGCATTTTTTGGGTGCTGGTGGCGCATCAAAACTATTTTCTGCATCTCCAACCGCTTCGGCTGTATCAGTATTGCCTGCTGCTGCAGAATCTAACCCGCATATATTTTATGCAAATTATGGTAAGGGAGACGCTAGACCTAGAACTATAAGTGAAGTAATTGATACGTTATACAAAAAAGTTGGATCGAAAGCTGAAGTGTATACTGCAGAAATTCGTAGAGGTGGTATACAACCACTACCAACAACAACACCAGGAATGGCAGTTTCCACACCACCACCAATGTTATCTGCTGCAACCGCTGCACCTAGCACATCATCAGCAGAAGTTACGGCAGCAACTGCAGTTGCTGGTAACAAATTAACTCAAGAAACTGTGGTTGCTGTGGCAGATAAAGTTAGTGAGTTAGATAAAAGAACTAGTGTAGATCGATCATTTCCTTCTGTCCGAAACTCTTCTATGCTCAATCGTGGAGCAACAGTATAAAAAAAGGCGCACCGAAGTGCGCCTGAAAACATCTACGGTTTTCTAAGTTAGATTACTCTGCAGCCAACTTCTCAAAGAAAGCCATGTCATCGTCTTCAACGGTGACGTCTTCAGCAGTAACCTTCTTGGCTGGAGCAGAACGAACGACAGGAGCATCAGTCTCCTCATCGTCGATCTTCTTAGCAGTTGCACCAGCAACGCCACCAGCACCAAGAACGCGATCCAACTTTGCCTTCAGATCGTCATAGGACTTGAAGTTATCTGCCTTCAAGAAATCCTTGAGCGAATGTGCAGACTTCCACACCTTCTCGATTTGCGCATCGTCACCAGCGAACAACGGAGCAGCAGCATCGAACTCTGATTTATCATAGTTACGATAGCCTTCGACGTTACGAATCTTGACCTTGAAGTTTGCACCCTTCCAGAAATCAAACGGATTCAACGGTGTTTCATCAGCGAATTGCGGCTCGAGTTTTTCCTTGATCTTATCAAAGATTTTCTTGCCGAACTTGTAGAGGAAAACCTTTCCTTCGTTTTGTGGACGCTTCGGATCAGAAACAACAAGGATGTTGGAGATGTATGTCAACTTGCGCTTTTGTTTGCGAGCGATTTCCTTGTTTGCTTCGATGCCAGAGTTCCAGAGAACAGTATTGTGCTCAGAAACTGGATCGTTCTTACCGATAGTGGTGAGAGAGTTCTCGATGTACCAGCCACCTGGACCTTGAAAGCCATGCGACCAAACTTGAACCCACGGAAGACCTTCTTCACCATCAACTGCTGGCGTATCTAGGAAGCGGATAACTGCGTATCCGTTGCCAGCAGCGTCAACATCAGGTTGCCAGAAACGATCATCAGCACCTGGTTTTCCGCCACCTGCTGAAGATGCTTCAACTGCCTTCTTCAATTTATCAAGGGACGAACCCTTCTTAAGACTTGATAGAGTCATATGTATTACCTCGTATTGCGTTGTATAAAATGTATTTCGACTTGTCCACTTTCTTCATTACCATATCATTATATATTATTTTCTGTCGCAAGTAAAGTTTCTCTTGTGAGCAATTTATACTTATCGACATTCACGTTCAAGAATGATCCATATTTGCGAATCTTTCTTGAAATTTTGGGATAGATGATGTCATCAGAAATCTTCTTGTCCCAAATCTTGATAAAGTCAAAGAGATTGTTTAGTATCACCATTGTTTCCATTGTTACTTCGTTCTGCATGAATAGAACTAATAACTTTGGATGCTGACCCTCTTCGACTTTAAATAAATCATTGAAATTTTCTTTTGTTGCAATCTTTTGCAAGTCTTCAGTGTAGACTCTTGTCATCGCATCTGTTCGTCGCTTCCAATCCCGATATGCTTGTTCAGCCTCTTCTTCAAGAAGTGACTTGGTCCAATTATCGTCACGGTCAACAAAATTAGCAACCAGAAATGGAACCATTTCTTCGTCACGATACTTGCGCGCAAGACGGTGGAATAAAAATTTGTCGCGACGCTTTTGAAACGCATCAATAGATACTCTTGTCTTACCATCATAGTGAAAGAAATTGTAACTCTCGGAACTAAAGTGCAACTTGATGGCTTGATAAGTGCAATATAGATCGTATCCGTTCAAAGTGATCCTCGTTTTGCCTTTTCGAGTAGAGCACGCATTTTATCCTTCGTCTCTTCATCAACCTCAAAATCTTCTTCCTCTTTTTCTTTTTCTTTTTCTGCTTCGTTGACTGCCTTCACAAGATCAGTTGCACTTTGAGTTCCCGTGAAGAATGCAGGCAGTAGCAGCCACCAAAGAGGAGAACTGGTTGCATAAATCATCAAGCCTGTAAATGACCAGACAAAAATATTCCAGATTAATAACTGCCAACTCATAGCGGTAGTCTTCCTCCTCGCGGAAGGAATCGAAGTTCCATTGCCTCACCTTCAATTATACTCTTTAATGAGTCATTGATCAACGTAGCAGCAACTTCAATTTCTAAACTATTGCGTTCGCAGTAAGTCGCGATGGCATCCATATGATCGATCTTTTCTTCGATAGCCATGTTCATGATCATCATAGAAAAAACATTTTTTTCTTCTCTGCTTGCCATTTTACTAAATCTCATATGCGCTCAAGGAATTGTTCAACTGCTGAGTGACGCGAACAAATGTCGTACGCTTACTCAACTCCTTCAACTCACTTGCTCCAACATATGTACATGCCGAACGCAGACCACCAAGGATATCTTGTAATGTTCTACTCACCTCACCGCGATATGGAATCTCTACGGTCTTGCCTTCGCTGGCTCGATAGTTAGCCACACCACCATTATGTAAATCCATTGCTGTATCTGAACTCATTCCATAGAATTGATTACTGCTCATCGGAGAAGCACCACCTTCCTTGTGTCCAGCAAGCATACCACCTAACATCACAAAGTCGGCTCCCGCAGCAAATGCTTTCACTACGTCTCCAGGAACGGTACACCCTCCGTCCGCTATAATATGACCCTTGAGACCATGTGCAGCATCTGCGCACTCAATTACCGCACTCAACTGCGGGAAGCCGATACCTGTAATCTTCCTTGTCGTACAGACTGAACCAGAACCAATACCAACTTTCACAATATCAACACCAGCGAGAATCAATTCCTCTGTCATCTCTGGTGTGACAACATTACCAGCCATTAGAACGATATACGGATATCGCTCTCTAAATCTTTTGATAAAATCTACGAAACTTTGTGTGTATCCATTTGCGACATCAATACAGACTCTCATATGAGGCTGACCGATGATATTAAACACATTACTAAACTTCTCAAGATCTTTATCGCTGATTCCTAAAGAGTAAATAGTGCTGTTTAATTTATATTGAAGATGATCAATGAGTTCAACATCTTTGTAGTGCTTTGTTACTGCAACCATTGCGCGATGTTTATCTAACTCATGATCCATTGCGAACGTACCAATACCATCCATGTTGGCAGCAATCAGCGGAACACCATACCATTCATTGCCACTTCTAAACTTAAAATGGCGTTTCACGTTTACTTCATTACGAGAAGTTAGAGTTGATCGTTTGGGAACAATTAAAACATCTTTGTAATCAAGTTTCACATCTTCAACAATTCTCATAAAACCTCAACGATAAAATATATGGTTTCCAATTTGAGCAATGAGTCTTTTCTCTTTAGCCCATCTCGGCTCAACATAGTCTGCGTGAAAGTACATTGCATTTCCAATTATACCGTACTTACGTTTGGAAATCAATATATTCTCAGCAATTTGTAATGATTCTTTCCAAGCAGAATTGCTTCGAATCTTTTTGCCATCTTGACACACCCAAGAAAATTGACAGGTGCCTTTAGTTTTTTGATAGACCACACCACAGACTGTTCTCGGAAATTGACGACTGTTGACACGATTCATAGTAACCTCAGCAACAGCAATCTTGCCGTTGCGTGGTTCTGAACCTGCTTCATAGTAAATGTTTTTCGCAAGACATTCAACGTCTCGCATAACTCTTTGTTTTTGTTCGTAGGATAATTCGAGAAACTCCATACGATAGGTCATGTCTTGCATCTGTGAGGATAGAAGAACATTTGCTTGCATTTGTCGCTCTAATTGCGCCATCGTGCGATATTGCATGTCGTATGGCACAAAGATTCCAAAGAACAACGCAGCAAACAACCCACCCCAGAGCATAAAGAAATTGTGATTGCGATCAAAATATTTTTCAACATTACAAAGTATATCGACTGCATTCATGTTTAGGTCTCCATTATTGCAGTGGAAAGAAAAGGGTGGTGGTTCGCACCACCACCCCAGACCTTTCTGTTACCAAGCGGTCAACTCTGGAAAACTCCTACCGCAA